ACTTTTTGGATGACCATTGGTTAAACTTTGTGTGTAATGTTTAAGTGGATATGTATAAAACAACAAAAAAATAAACAAAAAAATAAACAAAAAAAAAAAAAAAAAAATAAACAAAAAAAAAACAAAAAATAAACAAAAAAAAAAACAAAAAAAATAAACAAAAAATAAACAAAAAATAAACAAAAAATAAACAAAAAATAAACAAAAAATAAACAAAAACAAAAAATATAAAAGTGTTTAATTTATTTTTTTAACTCAACTATTTCCTTCTTGATTATTCTTCATTTTGATACAACAGATACCAAATATCCAAGTTGTAGAGTCGACCAACGCGCTGTGCACGACCAGCAACTTGCGCCTCAATATCAAGATCAATCAATTTATGAAAGAATACGATATCAGTAGAAAACTGCAAGTTAAGACCCGCACATGTTTGGTTGGAATTAATCAACAACAAGGAATCCTCTTTGCAGGCACGAAAGTCTTTAATCGTCTTTGAAATTTCATCACTAGTCCCGTGAAGAATAAATCTTTTAATATTATGAAGCTCCAAGAATTTATTAATATTATCCAATGTTTCAGAATACGCAGCAAATAGCAAGATTTTCTTGGGTTCATTATTAGGCACAGGCGAATCCTTATTTCCGGGAATTAGCTTATTAATGACGTTATCCACCTTCTTAGCATTTTGCGGCTGTTTGCGTTTAATAATATCAAACAACGCGCGTAGCTTTGGATTAGTTGTTTTATAATCATCTTCCACTTCTTTTTCTTCTGTCTTCTTAACCTCGAATAAAGCAACTTCGTTTTCCTCGACTCCAGTAGATTCAATAAGTTGTTCAATATTTACTCCGCGAGTAACATAAACTAGATCCTTTTCAATATTAACGCTCTTAAGGCAGTGAGGGCACTTACCATTAAGAGTTTCTTTTCTAGACTCATAATCAACATATTTTCGGAATCTAAATGCACTCTTTAAGCAAATACCGCATACTGTCACTACGCAGCACTTTGCAATAATAATATCGTCAAGCTTATCCAAACAAGACGCACATTCACTCTCGCGCAGATTCTCTTTAACGTTATCAATAGCACGACCATCTTTATTCTTCATTTCTGTGTATTGATCACGCAGCTCTTTAACAATTTCCAATACCGTTTTTGATGAATATTTAACGATATTTTCCATTCTATCGAATGTGATCTTACGAGAATCTGTTGCCTCATTATTCTCTTTTTTGTTGCTCTTCTTCCATGACTTAGCCATAGACAGAATTTCTTTAACAATACGATCACGCTCAGTTTCACTATGCGCATCCTTGGGATGTTTATCAAGTTGCAAATACATGGAATTATATGCTTGTTCAAATAAATCGAGCACGCTCAATACGAGGCAGTCCATCTCGTATTTTTCAAATTCACCATCCAAGATTTTTTGGAAAATAGAAGAAGCAGTAGGATCTGCAGAAATACCAGCAAGTTCAGCAACTGTGTTGATGGCATCGGCATTTAGACCCTCCATAATAGCATTGGCATTTTCAGTGCCCATAATACCCAGCAAATGAATATATTTGTTATCTGAATTAACATACACGCAGTTATAAACACTAAACTTTGGCAAGTTTGTGCTCTTTTCAATAAACTTTGTTTCGCTGCAAACGCAAAAGTTAGTATTAAGCACCGAATCATGTACTACGCGTGTAATAAGAGGATCTGAATAATCCTCGGCCATTTCTTCGATACTTTCATATGTTTTCAGTTTACCACTGTCGAGGTAATTTGATGAGCTATGTTTATTTGATGTGGAAATATAAATAGTAAATAAACCATTAAGACTGCGCGTACCAGGAGGAATTCGAATTGTATCGAAATCATCATACACCAGCCATTGGCATGCTCGGCCATTGAAAATCAAATTAACAACATTAAGAATAGGTCGAATAGCACCTGAACCTTCGCACTGATCAATTTCACCGTCTACGCGAAAGTTCGAAGTAACGGTGCCATTTTTAATCAAAATAATATCATAATTATTAATTCTATTTGACTTATACAGCTCATAAAATTGCTTAAGCGAATGAAAATCCTTCACAGCTAAAACCTTTAGTTCAGTGAAGTCTTTGATGCAATCAATCCACTGCTTAAATACTGCCGTACCAACGACTATGATACTGCAATTCAATACGCCTCGAAATTTGCGATGAATTTCATTCTGAAAGCCATTAAATTCCAAATAATTGTCATATGCATTGTGATAACGATGACGAGTTTTAGTAGTGTCAATAATAGAACTATTAGTTACAAACATTGGAGATGGTTTACGAGAAGCAATTACTGCAAGAACAGTAACTGATTTACCCGACCCGAATGGAGATGACATTCGGCAAGCCGAACTCAGCACAACCATAGGATCGCCGACATTAACATGATTATAAACTTTGTTTGGTTTTACTGCAAAATATCGCTTGCTTTCAATATCTAAGATACGTTTAGCTTCTTTACGCTGAAAATCAAACAACGGTTTCTTGAAAGAAGGAGGCGTCTCAATTTCGGCGTCTTTTTCTCTGCATTCATATGACTCTTCGAGTGAAATTTCAACCTTTTTGCTTTGAGTCATTATAAACCTGTGTATAGAATAATATTATATTTCTAATATTCAATTTTTCCCACCATCTAAAAAATGCTAGTTTTTATAAAGCTATTTGTCAAAATTGAATTTTATACTACTAATAGTTGAAAAATGTCTGACCTTTGCACTCTTCAGTGTGGAAAGGGTCACATCCACAAAGCACGCATTTCAAAACTCTTTCTGTTTTCCCCCGAAATATCTTCTGATGAAAAAACCGCCTCAACTAATGAATTTATGGATCATATAGTTAAAAGCAGTAAACAAGATGATAATATTGACGAGAAATCTGATAGCTCAGATACTAACGAGCAGATTGAATATAATCCTAGTCAATCAGATGTTTCTACAAAAAGTACATCCGATTTGCCCGTGACTACAGAAGAGGCAGCATCATCTACTTCATCTATAGTTTCTAAATCAGCTGATAATCCTAATTATAAATTTAAAGTAGATATAAGCAGTTTAAGATGTGAGATTTGTGATATTGAAACTACAGTTAATTTTAATAAATATTCAGAGGCTCATGTTATGAGTCTTGATAATGAATTAGGTCCCAAAAAAACTGTTCGTCTAATGTGCAAACTTCATAAGCACGTTTGGTTTTATTCTATTATAAAACGTTCTAAACATACCAAACCAGGATGTGCAGTTTGTCTTATTGATCGAGAACTAAGTAATCTAGGACTTCAACATTTGAATATAGTTCCTTCAATAAATGGAAATGTTTATTCGGGAGACCCAGATTGTCCTATTCGGATCAATTGCAGCAAATGCCGGATGGACTTTGTCACTACTTATAAAACTATTAGAACTTTTGTTCAGCCTATGCGCGATGAATATTGTAAAGAGTATGATGAGATACAACCTGGCAAGAGATATCGATACAAATATCCTAATGATACATTGCCTCAGATTCTTTCATGCAAGCATAGACATCAATATGATAAAAAAGATACTAAAATTCAACTTATTTCGCTTGTTCGTCTAATTGGAGAAATTCTAGATGAAGAGCCTTATGATGATCATATTTTCGAGTTGTGGTATAATCAACCAACCGCATACAATAAAAATAAAAATATTGCATTCTTGCATCTTGCAACTTGTTCTGAAAATACGAAAGAGGCTGTTAATGCAAAATGCAAGGAGCTTGGTATTAATCTCATTCAGATTCCACAGAACATGATAAAAGCGGACACTATTATCTTGCATATGATGGAGAAACTGATTGATGAGAAACTCTATAAGGGAGATCTCACAAAGGTCGTAATGCACATTTGCGATGCACTTTACAATCTAAAGATAAAAGCTATAAACAGCCTGCAATACCAAGATTTGTCTCATTAATCTCATTCAATGAGACAAAAAATAATTTTTTGCCCAATTGATCAATTAATCAATTAATCAATTGTTCAATTGCAAAAGATAGAATACATAATCCACCTATCTAAATGCCTTGTAAAAGCAGCCTTAGATTTATCATCCAAATAGTCCCATATGTTGGTGCAATTATAATTCGGAGCTTCCCTAATTGCAAGAATTATAGGATGATGATCTTTTAATGAGAAGCATCCACTCAACATAAGTTGAAAGAATTCATTTAACTCATTAATTGTTATCATATTAGAATCATCGCCACGAAGTTTACGTTTAATATTCGACAATCTTTCTGCAATAATATTCAAATGAAATTTATTGCACATTATAGGATTATCAAGGTTATTGAGATTAATGATGGTATTATAGAATTCCAATATAACATCTTTAGATGATTCATTAGCATTTAGCCACCAAAATACAAAATCTTTATCATTTTTTTGGAAGAGGTTAATTTCTTCTGTTTTATTATCAAAGTCATTGACCTCATTAAAATCCAGTTTTTGCCCCCAGTTGAAAAAATCAATTTCCATCATAGAGACTTGATTATCTTCCAAGTATTCGTCTTTTTTGATCATGTGTTTATATATACTGTGTATAGAATTCATTTTTATTTCTTAGTGACGGAGCCGCTTGCTGAACTATTTGTGGCAATGATTTCAGTGCACCCTAAGTCCACTCGATGATTTAGAAACCAGCTTAACCATGAACTTAATTCCAAATCTTTAAATTGATCAGGACGAGCCGGCATGTCAATATGACTGTTTACATGAACCAGTTTAACAGATCGTTGTTTTCGCAACTCATCTATTTTTTGCTGTATAGGCAGAATAAGATCAAGATTCGCTTTACCAGCCATTTTCTTTGGTTCTTTAATCCACTTGCGAGACCACTCATCCACCGATTTTTGCGAATATTCAGAATCGCTAATCCATATAATATCACCAGTTAATTCTTCTTTTTCAATAGTTTCTAAAGCCTTTAGAAACGCCATTAATTCCGCTCTATTATTAGTCGGCGTGTTTGTGTCATCAATTAATTCTTCGTATGATTCATATGAGTCAATGACTCCATCTTTTACTAATTTATTAATTGTAGCAGCACGAGCCCCTGTTTTAGGAATACTTTCGCATACCTTCCATATAGTGTCCATGTCCGCTGAATTAATGATGCAAAATCCATATGATGCTCTGCAGTTAGCTGTGCCATTTTTGGTGGCAGCGCCGTCAGTGGCTACAAAAAGACTCATATAAGCAAATAAATGTAATGTTTTGTTACTATATATTATACCAAAATCATTTTTTAATTGTTGGATAAACCAGCTACCACATATGAATCAATTCTAATTTCATTTAACTTTGTTGGTGTGATCTTATCCTTATGATTAGCGATTACTTCATCAATCCTTTCCATTACTTTGTTTTCAAATACTTTTTGATGATCAGGATCTGGAGTTATATTAATATCATCATATGATTCAGCAACGATTTTCATATCACCACCTGCCTTTTTAGCAATTTCTATTTCTTCATTTAGAATATCTTTTGCAGCCATAAATATTTCGTTTTTATAATGCTCTTCAGTTTGCGCTGCGCCCACTTCTTCATTTATGTCTAGAGTAGCCAATGCACCAACTATATTGCTAACGCGTCCATTAATGCATACGCCCGATGATTGATACAAAGCAGTAATCACAGCATCTTGAATATTTTTCGAATTTTCTTCATTTGCTTTTAGTTTGGATCGATCCCAAACATACTTCAATATGTTGTCTTCATTATCATTATATGCTGTTATGATATTACCCTTACTAATTTCACTTAGAACTTTTTGGGCTGACTGTCTTTGAGACTCGCTTATATTTGAACGCGTTAAATATTGCGATATTTCATGAATAGTATCTGAAGCGCTTCCTGGCAGTACAGTGGATTTAATGATATCCAGCGTATGATTATTATCTGCACGAACGCTCGGATCGTGTACATTTTGTGGGTCGCTCGTGTGAGTGAGATTTAAATTAGTAAGTTTTTCAGCAAAATCCTTTTTAGAATGTGATGTTGCTTTGGCCTTTGCTATGTTAATCTCTGATTTATTTTTGCGTGCTGTTAACGCAGTCGCATTAAGTTCCACTAACTGATTATGTACC